AACAAAAAGGTTCATCGTTCGAAAGAGAGGTTGCAAACTTCTTATCAACTACTTACGGAGAGAGTTTCATTCGTGCCCCAGGCTCGGGTGCTTACGTAGGTGGAAAGAATCAAGCACGAACACAGTTCCTGCATGAGGGACAAATTCGTTCTTTTAAGGGAGACATTGTTCCAGGACAAAGTTTCTCTAAATTCAATGCTGAGTGCAAAAGTTATGCAGACTTTCCGTTTCATCAAGTACTTGCAGGTTCTTGCAAAACATTAGACGGATGGTTACAACAACTTATGGACGTAGCAGAAGACAATGACATGAACATTTTGTTTATGAAGTTTAATCGCAAGGGCCGTTTTTTGGCCGTTCAAACAAAGTATACATGGGTTACTGATAACTTTATGTATTATACTTCACCTAATTTGGGTGATTGGATTCTTGTAGAATTTGATCACTTCTTCAATCACAACAAAGACCTTCTTAAAGCATATTCCGGACCCGTAGACACAAAGTCAGCCAATATCATTAGTATAGACACTACACTGGCTTAAATTAGACTCACTAAAAATTTGTTTGGTCGTGGTTGCTCGACCCTCCTTGAGGAAGCGTGAAATATCGCCGACGGATCTGGAGTAAGCGTAGACACCTTTGATCTACGGAATACCGACAGGGCTCTCGACAGGTTTGCGAACCCTGAATGAGTCTACACCTACTCTATCTTGATGGTGTAGAACATGCGTTGCCGAGGACATGAATAATGTTACTCACTACAGTCCCACTAAACTTTACAGGGCAACCGGTGGCGTTACACAGCAAACAGGCTAGTGTAACGGGGAAAGATAGCACATGGATGACAGGGCATGGCAATGTACCTTAAAACTATTGGTAGTGCTGAACAGCACTACCATGGCTTCTAAAGCGGCAATATATATTCCGTATAAGAAAATGTTTTTAGAAATAGATATACCGAATGAGTGAAACGAATGAAGGTATAAGTTGTCCGAAGGACAACTCTAAAAAGAAACAAAAGAATAAAAGAAAATAATGGAAAGAAGACCAAAAAATACCCCTCTTAAAAGAAGGGTAGTTGAGACTTTTTAGTGATATCTAAATTGTGTTCTACAAGTTCATTAATAGCAATACGTTCATCAAATGACATGTTTAATATATCTTCATATGAAGCACCACCGCGCATGTACCAGGCCAAAGACATGGCATTCTTTTTAATACCCACCACATCTTTTTCATATTGCTCTATCAGCTTCTTAACATTCTCTGGGCTAGAATGAAGAAGCGTTAACCGAAAAAATCTGTTGGATTAATCGTGAAGGGTTGCTCGTATTCGTTTTCACAATGAATGCACTTAATTTGTAATGGTTTGATTTCAGTAGACATTTTAAGTTCAGCATTGTAGTCTCTGATCTTAATATACACTGTTCTATCACAGTTACGTAAGAAATCTAAAATAAATTCAGTTTCTTCTACTTTAAGTGAGGGAGTTTGTACATATTCCATTGCTTGACTTAATAAGTCCATTGTTAGATTTGTAATCTTTTCCAATGCCTGTTTACTTACTTTATTACGTTCGTCTTCGTCTTCGATGTTACCAATATTGGCAAACAACTTTTGAACTTCAAACTGTCCTAATGAAGCCACGTTCATTTCTTTGTAAGTCAATGGTCTAAACTTAATCTTCAAATCACCTACTTCAAGTTCTTGTGAGTAGTCACCAGACTTCAGTGTGCTTAATACACCAACCAAACTAATTCCATAGGTACTTGATTCAGTACATTTTGGACAGATTGATTCGATATCTAGATTTTCTTCTCCTGCCGCAGCCTTGATAGCAATCAAAATAGCATCTAAATCGTTGCTATTGATTTGCCACGGATCTTTGATATTAGGAACGCAACTCTTAATCAATTCTGTAACAGCAACACCGTTATATAAAGCGTCCGGTGTTCTAGCAGTGATTTCATCGATTGCAGTCATTGGATAAACGGGTAGTTCACCTGAAGGAGGCATGTCGATTACGCCCTCAGGATAATCTAGTCCCCCGCTAGGTAATTTCACATGTACTGCTGGTCGTCTAAAATACTGTCTAAGTGGGTTATTTTCCATTGATGATATCCTCATTAAATTTGGAGTTTTTACAAATACTAAATAGTAATGTTATATTTAGTGGGCAAAAACCTGGTAAATTAATTTAACCGGAAGCATATATGGATCCAGAACAGTTAAGAGAATTTGAAGAGAACCTAAGACGCATTAATGAAATGCTGGGTCAACAAACTGCCCTGCAGGCTGGAATCCTAAAGCAAATGCAGTCACAGACTGTATCGATGACTCAAAATGCTACAGCCACTAACAACGGTACTAATTCTACAAATAGTTTAACCAACGCACAAACAGGTGCAACTAAAGCCACATTAGCCGCACAACAAGCCGAAGAAAAGGCCGCAGAGGCTGCCCAAGGAATGCGTCAAGCATTTGATTCAACTACCGGAGCATTAAAATCTTTCACCACAGCAATGATAACAGGTGAAAAAGGATTTACCAAATACGGCGACGGTGTTAAAGGTTTAGGCGATGCGGCATTTACTGTAGGTAGACAGTTTGGTATATTGGGTACAATTGTAGGTGGAGCCGCGGCCGGATTATCTAGATTAGTTGCATTGCAATTCGAGCAATTTGATGCTCAGGTAAAATTCAAAGACGAAATTAGTAAGATGGGCGGTATAGGCGCCGGTACTACTGCTGAACTTTCTGCATTAGCAAAGCAAGCCGGTTACTCATACATGGACTTGCAAAAGTTATCAAAACCATTACAAACAGCACGTGAAGGTTTGCAAGTATTAGGTGGTACTGTAGGTGAAGGTACTAAGTCGTTCTTAGAAATGGCTAATGTGGGTAGAGAAACCCGCATGCAATTTGAACGTTTAGGTGTATCACAAGAAGAATTAACTAATATGCAAGGTCAATACTTGCAATTGCAAAGACTTTCAGGTGCGGCATTACGTGATGAAGCAAAAGACAAAGCAAAATTAAAGCAAAGTTCATTAGAATATGCTGAAAATCTAATTAAGTTATCAGCACTTACCGGTAAAAGTGCAGAAGCACTTGCACAAGAACAACAGCAAGCACAATTGCAATTTGAAGAATTAGTTAAAACTAGACAAGAAAATGCGGCAATTGCTAGACTATCAAGGGGAGATGCAACTGAGCAAGCCGAAGCACAAAAAATAAAAAATGAACAGGCTTCACGTAAACAGTTTATTAATGATATGACTGCACGTGTTGGACCTGAAATGGCCCAGCAATTAGCCAAAGTTGCAAGAACAGGTACATATGATGAAAGTACAAAGGGTCTTGCAAACTTAGGTATCAGTGCGCAACAATTGTCGGCTGACTTAAAGAATGCTAAGCCTGGTAAAGAAACAGAAGATTTAATTCTACGTACTCAAACATCTATTAACGAAAAGTTTGACCAAAAGGCTGAGAGTTTGGGTCTGGCACTGCAATTAGGCGGTGAAAACTTGGGTAAAGATTTTGGTATTACTCAACAAGCACTTGAACGTACTACTGGTCAGCAAGGTAAAACTGCTGAAGAATTAGATAAGATTGCAAAAGATGCAATTGCAAAAGCAAAGGCTGCAGGCACTGACAAGGATCTAGATAAACGTGGCGCATTAAAGGCAAACCTACTGCAAAACCAAGAGCAAGAGATGCTAAAGGAAGATTTACTAAAGCACCTCCTCCTAGTAGATTTGCAAGAGCAACTAGTGCATTAGGTAAGATGACCAGACCATTAGCAGGTCTTGCAAGAGGAGTCGGGGCTGCCGCTAGATTTATTCCCGGAGCCGGCTTAATTGCAGCCGGCGGCATGGCGGCATATGATGCTTACTCTGGATATAAAGATGCTGGCAAAAATTTAGGAATCAGCGGTCGTCAAGCAACTACTGGAGAAAAATTATCATCAGCGGCTGGAAGCGCACTTAGTGGATTAACGTTTGGATTGATTAGTCCAGAAACAATTAGTAAAAGCATTGCCAAAGCAACTGGAGCAGGTCCCGGTGCTAGTTCAAGTCAAGATGCCGCAAAAGAAGCACAAAAGAAACATGAAGCCCAAATGGCGGCTACTGATCAGTCTAAAGAAAAAACAGAAGCATCAATTGTTACTACACAAAGTAAAATTGAACCCTTGCAACTACTATCAATGGCATGGGAGGCGGCGGCGGTACAAGTCCGTTTGGCCCTGCACCAGATGGCGGAGGAAGCGCACCTAGTGGTGCTGGCTCTGCTCCTGCAAATCTTTCTTCATACATGGCTACAACTGCTATGCTTGAATCAGGGGGTGATGCTAATGCTAGAGCAAAAACAAGTTCTGCTGGAGGTATGTTCCAATTCTTAGATGGAACTTGGAAACAATTAACTAAAGAAATGGGTAAAAACTATTCATTAGAAGATAAGTTTGATCCTCGCAAAGCCGCAGAAGTAATGGCTTACTTCACTGAAAAGAACAAAAAACAACTTGAAAGGAGTACAGGTCGCCCTGCATCAAATACTGACTTGTACATGGCTCACTTCTTAGGGGCAGGCGGTGCATCTAAATTCTTAAACGCTATGGGACGTAATCCAAATGCATTAGCCGCAGATATGGATCCAAGAGCCGCAAGAGCAAATAAAAATATCTATTATGATGAATCTGGTAAACCCAGAACATTGAAACAAGTATATGACTTGATGGCAAGCAAATACAACAAGCAAGCCGAAGTTGTTGCTACCGGCAGGGCACCAAAATTTGTTCAAGAAATGGCCGCGGCAGGTGGAATGAGACCAGGTGGCGGAGAAGCCGCAGGCCCATCAGGTGATTTAGCGGCATACTTTAATTTTAGATCACCTTCAGGAGAAGAGGCAGACTTTAGAGGAATAAATGGTGCATTACAAAATGCATTATTAATGGCTGCTCAAGATTATAAATCACAAACAGGTAAAAAATTAACAATCAACAGTGCAAAAAGAGATGCTGCCGATGGACAAAGACTTTGGGATGAAACAGTAAAAAGAGGCACTCCTGGTAAAAGTCCAACCGGAGACATAGTTGCTAAACCTGGTCGTAGTCCGCATGAGAAAGGCAGGGCTGTTGACATTCAAGAGTATGGTGATCCAAAAGCATTAGCCGCATTGTCTAAAGCAGGATTATATCGCCCATATGGAATGAGAGATAAAGTTCACTTTGAACTAAAAGCAATGGATGGTGGGATATTTGACGGCCCGCAAACTGGATATCCTGTTGAAATGCACGGCGGCGAACTAGTAACACCGTTGAATGCTAATTCTATGTTAGCAGAAATGGCTACAACTCCTGCTACAAAGAGTAGTTATCCAGTTGATAAAGTAGCACCAATGGCTAATTCTATGTTAGGAGATTTAACAGAAATGTTTAAAACTCCTGCTACAATGAGTGGTTATCCTGTTGAAAGATATAGTTCTGAACTAACAACTCCAGTCAATGCTAGTTCTATTTTACCAGAAATAAATAAAACTCCTACAAATACAACAACTGATGAAGTCACTCAACCAATAACTAGAACCAATAATACATCTGATCAGGTCATGAACATGAATGCTGAAATGTTTGCAATGCTATCAGATAAATTGGATACAATGATTGACGTATTAGAAAATGGAAACGATACATCCAATAAGTTATTGAAGGCATCACGTGTTTAAACTAAATACTATTAACTGAGAACTGGGTACTATGTCATATAAAAAGAAATTCTTAAACAGAAGTGGTGTTTCAAGCCCTATTTCTGGTATTAACAGCAACACTGGTGCATGGAATGGCTCACCAGGTCAAAATGGCATGCCTACAGGCGGCTATAACAATACTGAGTTTGGTTATAAAAACTATATGTCTAGACTTCCTGAAGTCTATACTGGTCACCCAAACCGTGTTGAACGATATAACCAATATGAAATGATGGATGTTGACGCTGAAATCAATGCTTGCTTAGATATTATTTCAGAATTTAGTACTCAACGAAACGAACACAATAAAACACCATTTAGTTTTGAATATAAAGAAGAACCTACTCCACATGAAGTAGAACTATTAACAAAGCAACTACATCAGTGGAGTAAGTTAAACGAATTCGATACTAGAATGTTTAAAATCTTCCGTAATACTATTAAGTATGGAGATCAAGTATTCATTCGTGATCCAGAAAACTTTAAGTTATACTGGATTGACATGGTTAAAGTTATTAAAGTTATTGTTAACGAAAGTGAAGGTAAGAAGCCTGAACAATATGTTATTAAAGATATTAACATTAACTTACAGAACTTATCTGCCGCACAAAAAACTAACACAGACTTTGCCGCAAACCCTGCAACTGGGTTAGGTGGTACAGGTGGCGGTGGAACCGGAGGAGGTGGAGGGTACACTGTACCTAGTATGCCTTATAATACATCAGGTTCACGTTTTACTTTGGGACAAAGTGAATCAGCGATTGATGCAAAGCACGTAGTTCATTTAAGTTTAACAGAAGGTCTTGATAGATTTTGGCCGTTTGGTCAATCAATTTTAGAGAATGTCTTTAAAGTTTATAAACAAAAAGAACTACTAGAAGACGCTGTTCTTATCTATCGTGTACAACGTGCGCCCGAACGTAGAATGTTTAAGATTGACGTTGGTAACATGCCAAGTCACATGGCTATGGCATTCGTTGAACGTGTTAAGAATGAAATCCACCAACGTAGAATCCCTTCAGTGTATGGTGGTTCATCAGTAGTAGATGCATCATACAATCCATTGTCAATGAACGAAGATTATTTCTTCCCTGTAACGGCTGAAGGTCGTGGATCAAGTGTTGAAGTTCTTCCCGGTGGACAGAATCTTGGCGAAATTGATGACTTGAAATACTTCAATAACAGACTAGCACGTGGTTTGCGTGTACCAAGTTCATATTTGCCAACTGGCCCCGATGATAATACAACACCGTTAAGTGATGGTCGTGTTGGTACAGCAATGATTCAAGAGTTTCGTTTCAATCAATATTGCGAACGTTTGCAGAACTATATTGCATTAAAACTTGACGAAGAATTCAAACTATTCTTACGTTGGAGAGGATTCAACATTGATACCGGATTGTTCAACTTAGCATTCAATCCACCTCAGAACTTTGCGGCTTATCGTCAAAGCGAATTAGATAATGCACGTGTATCAGTATTTTCTTCAATGGAAGCATTCCCTTATATTTCAAAACGTTTTGCATTAGAACGTTTCTTAGGTCTAACAGAAGAAGAAATCAAAAAGAACGAGCAACTTTGGGAAGAAGAGAACAAGAAGGAAGTCAATGTTGACCCAACTGGTTCTGATCTACGTAACATTGGTGTTTCAACAGGCGACTTTGAAGCAGATCAATCAACTGCGGATGAGGTTGAACAGGGTGAACAAGAAGGAGATGACGCTACAGGTCTTGAAACTGCCGGGCCTATCGCAAATGATGTAGCCGCTCAACAGTCTACTATGGGTGGCGGAGCGGCAGCACCAACAGGCGGTGGTTTCTAATATAACGTAATGCTAAGTTTTCTCAAGTTTTTATTGATTTGGATATCTGAAAACTTAGCAATTCCATTTTGGGTAGTGGGACATATTCATTTGAGTATGCATAATATATGGTATGAAGATTTGCACATTATATTAATGTCATTGGGAATGAATATCATTGTTGCAGTGGGTTTTTTCTTAGACTACCATGACTATAAACTAAACAAAGATAAATAAAAATATGAAATTATACGAGATGTTTGATCCACCCGTTCAGGGAATGCAGGATGTTAATGCTGATAACAGCAAACCTGTATGGCGTACCTCTCGTAAAACTAAACTTACTTTGAAGCAAATTCGTAAGTTAAGACGTATGTTAGACGTAAGAAATTACGAAAAGAAAAAATATCTTAACAAAGTACGTGAACAATATGGTGCTAAACCAGCCGATGATTCAGGCGCACCTTCAGTATAAAAGCATATTCCTACCAAAAACGCAAAAAAATAGCACTTAATACACTGTTTTGGTGTATACGGTGTAAATATGTGTACAAAGCCATTTCTAATCAGGAGAATCAACATGGACAACAAGAAATACGAAACACTTATCAACCTCATCATTAATGAGGATGAAGCGCAAGCCCGCGAATTGTTCCACGATATCGTGGTCGAAAAATCACGTGAAATCTATGAGTCAATCATGGAAGAAGAAATGTGACGAAGCCGAAGAAGATGGAGAAGACCTAACTCATGACATGGAAATGGATAATGATGATGGTGAAGATTCTGAAGAAGTTGAAGATGCAGTTATCAGAATTGAAGACAAACTTGACCAGTTAATGGCTGAGTTTGAAGAAATCATGGGCGGTGGCGCAGCCGACGCTGATATGGGCGATGAAGGCGACGAAATGGTTGACTTTGAAGCCGGTTCAGAAGAAGAAGTTATGGAAGCAATCCAGTTACAAAAAGTATCTGTGACACATGGCGATAACGGCGTGCAAACAAAGAGCCCAGTAGCCGCAAATTCTGGCAAAGCAGGCATGGACAGCAAGCCAGTTAACTTTGGCAGTGCCGACGAAAAAGGTCGCACAGCCCCAACTGCGAAAGATGTAGAAGGCGCATCTAAGTTTAAGAACGCCCCAGGACATAAGACGCAAGATTTGTCAAGTGCACCAAAGCCCGTTACAAAAGACGGGTCAGCATACGACAAGAGTCCAGTAGCAAAGTAAGGTCTGAGACAAATGGCTTTGTACCTCAGAGAAAATATCGTGGTCGAATCCTCAGGTGAAGGCTCATTAAAGTCCCTTTATATGAAGGGTATTTTCATTCAGGGTGGAGTAAAAAACGCCAATGAACGTGTTTATCCCGTTAATGAAATTGAAAGTGCTGTCGATACTTTAAACAAGCAAATTACAGAAGGCTACTCAGTTTTAGGTGAAGTAGATCACCCGGATGATTTAAAAATTAATTTGGACCGTGTATCACATATGATTACTAGTATGTGGATGGACGGTCCAAATGGTTATGGAAAACTAAAAATTCTTCCAACTCCAATGGGGCAGTTAGTAACTACCATGTTGGACAGTGGAGTCAAACTAGGTGTATCTAGTCGTGGATCAGGTAATGTAAACGATTTAGATGGCCGCGTCAGTGATTTTGAAATTATCACTGTAGATATTGTCGCACAACCTAGCGCACCAAACGCTTATCCAAAGGCGATCTATGAAGGCATGATGAACATGCGTCATGGAAATAAGTTAATGGATATTGCTAAGGAAGCAAGAGGCGACAAAAAAGTAGAGAAGTTTTTGAAAGAGGAAGTAATGCGCCTCATCAAAGACCTCAAATTATAAAAAGGGGATATCAGCATGTTTGATGCTATCAAGCCATTACTTGAAAGTGGATTAATCAGCGAAGATATCGGGACTCAATTAAATGAAGCCTGGGAATCTAAGTTGAACGAAGCAAAAAATCAAGTACGTGCAGAATTACACGAAGAATTCGCACAACGTTACGAGCATGATCGTAGTGTAATGGTAGAAGCCCTCGATAAGATGATGACAGACAGTCTTTCAGAAGAAATTTCAGAATTTCGCAATGAAAGACAAGCAATGAACGAAGACCGCGTAAAAGCAAAACTCAAGTTACAAGAAAATGCAACTAAATTCAATGATTTCATGGTTACTAAACTAGCCGAAGAAATTCGTGAACTACGCACTGATCGTAAACTTCAGATGGAAAATCAGAAGAAACTTGAAAAGTTTGTGACACATGCACTAGCCCGCGAAATTAAAGAATTCGCAGTGGATAGACAAGCAGTTGTTGAAGCAA